GGTTAGGTGTCTTTGCACGAGAAGCAATTGCAGAAGGAGAAATTATTGAAATTTGTCCCTTAATGTCATTAGGTAAAAAACCAGGAGGAAAAAATCAAGATCCTTTTTTCAATTATCGATTTGCATATCCAAAAGAAGGACGTCATAATGGAAATGAAGACCAAGTAGTAGCTTGGGGATATGGTTCTTTATATAATCATTCTCCTCAACCAAATACAGATTGGGTAGATCATCCAACAGAAAAAGCATTTAAATTTATTGCAATTAAAGATATCCAACCTGAAGAAGAAATCTGTATAAATTATGGTGGGGAATCGTATTGGAATCATGGAAGAAAAGATATTAATTTAATTTAAAAAATTTGGATATTAAAAAAAAGTTACATATTTTATAGATTATTAAACATATAATAAAATGGCAATAGTTACAAATAAGCAGGAAAACAAAAAAATAACTGAAGAAGAATTAAAGGAGTTAAAAGAAATTCAATCTCAAACTAAGGGTATAGTTTTAGAATTAGGTGAAATTGAAGTAATAAAACTTCAATTAAAAAAACGTGAAGAACAAGCACAAACTTTTTTTAATGAACTAATAGAAAAAGAAGAAACTTTCACTAAAAATCTACTTGATAAATACGGCACAATAGAAATCCACCCAGAAACAGGTGAAATTAATAAAGACATTTAATCTATTTTAATTCAATCATATTTATAACAGAAATATAATAAATAAATATGGCTGAAATTATTATTTCCCCTGGAGTAAATGCTATAGAGAATGATCAGACTTTTAATCAACAACAATCTACCCCAGCGGATGTAGCTATTATAGGTCCTACTGTAAGAGGAAAAATTGGTATCCCAACTGTGGTTACTTCATATAATGATTACGTTCAAAAATATGGTGATAGTTTTATAAGTGGGAGTAATACTTATAGCTATTTTACTTCTTTATCAGTATATAACTTTTTTCAAGGATTAGGAAACACCCCAGGAGCTGCTTTGATAACTCGTGTTGTAAGTGGTAGCACTACAACAGACTGGACCCCAGCTACTTCTTCTATTATTTACACCGGCATAGCAGCTACTTCAGCTTCTATCAATTTAGATTTAAATTTTATTTCAGCAAGTGTATCTAATGCAGGGTCGAGTTCATTTGGTGTAAATGGAATAACCTTTTTCTTTACAGGTTCAAATGTAACTAATACTTCTACAGTAATTTATGTTAATACTTCATCATTTACTGACTCAACCACAGCAGATTATATTGCTTCTTCTTCAGCTATTTTTGATTTTAGTAGCTCAGTAGCACCATATAATGCATCATTGCATTTTATTTCATCTTCTTATAGTGACCCTGATATAACCTTTACCTATACAGGACCAAATGGAATAACAGGTAATTCCCAATATATAACTTCAGGAAGTTCTACCTTATATTTTTCAGGTGGTACAAATACTGAAGCTTTTGTATTAGAAACTATTTCTGAAGGTGTAATAATGAATAGTACAGGCCCTACGGGCTCAAATGGTACATTATTAAGTGGATCTGAAAATAACTATAGATGGCAAATAACTTCTCCTAATTTAGAAGATGGTACTTTTAATTTACTTATTAGAAAAGGAAATGATACAACTACTTTTCCTTCTATAATTGATACAATAGGCCCACTTTCATTAGACCCTAATTCTTCAAATTACATTGAAAAAGTAATAGGAAACCAAACTGAAACTATTATTCAAGACCCTACTACGAATGAATACTATGTTCAACTTTTAGGGAATTATCCTAATAAATATCCTACTGTTAGAGTTAAACAAGTAAATACACCTACCATTAATTATTTTAATAATGATGGAACAGTAAAATCTGAATACACCGGATCTATTCCTATATCCCAAAATGGAACATTTGGAGGAGCCAAAGGAACTAATATCCCTTCAGTAGCTGGAAATTACTATGAAAATATTACAGATTCTAATATTCAAGGTCTTTCTCCTAGTAGTTATACTGAATCTATTTCTTTATTATCAAATAAAGATGCTTATAATTATAATCTAATAGTAGCTCCTGGTCTTATAGCTGATCCTAATTTTTACCCTAATAGTAATACTGTAATTACACAATTAATATCTATGGTAGAAAATAGAGGAGATTGTATGACTGTAGTAGATATAGCTAAATACAATGAAAATGTAGGTCAAGTAACATCCAATGCACAAACTAGAGATTCTTCTTATGCTGCTGTTTATTGGCCTTGGATACAAACCCTACTACCAAATAACCTTTCTACCCTAGTTTGGACCCCAGTCTCTACCTTAATCCCTGGAGTATATGCCTTTAATGACTCTAATGGATTCCCTTGGCTAGCCCCAGCTGGGATAAATAGAGGTGTTATAGGAAATGCTACACAAACTGAAAAAATATTAACTCAAGGAATTAGAGATACATTATACCAAAATAGAGTAAACCCTATAACAACAACCATAACTCCACAAGGAAATTCTATTGTTGTATTTGGGCAAAAAACTTTACAAAAACGTAATACTTCTTTAACACGTATAAATGTTAGACGTTTATTAATTAATTTAAAGGGTTATATTTCTAGAGTAGCAGATACTTTTGTTTTTGAACAAAATACACCTGAAACTAGAGAAAGATTTCTTTCTGAGGTTAATCCATACTTATCTATAGTACAACAACAAGAAGGATTAACATCTTTTGAAGTAGTAATGGATGAAACTAATAACCCTCCTGAAATTATAGATAATAATAAATTGGTTGGGCAAATCTATTTACAACCTACACGCACAGCAGAATTTATATTACTAGACTTTAATATTTTACCAACAGGAGCAGAATTTCCTGCTTAATACTAAATTTTAAAAAAAGAATTAATATTTATAATAAAAATATCAAATGGCAAACTTTACATCTTCACCTGGAGTATCACTAAATGAAATAGATAATACTTTTTTAACAGGACAGCCCGTACAAGCAGGAGCTGCTATTATAGGACCTACTGTAAAAGGTCCTGTTGAAAATCCTACTAAAGTTACATCTTATTCCGAATACCAAACTATGTTTGGTGATACTTTTATTAGTGGTGGTAATTCTCATTCTTATCTTACATCTATAGCAGCTTATAATTACTTTAACTATGGAGGATCTTCATTAGTAGTTACTCGAGTAGTAGGTGGATCTTATACTTCCGCTACTGCTAGTATTGGTTCTTCTTTTACTTTAGAAACAATTTCTGAAGGAGAAATAATGAATAGTACCTCAACAGAAACTGCAAATGGTGTCTTACCTTCAGGATCAAAAGACAATATAAGATGGGAAATTAACCAAGTAAATACTTCTTCAGGTAACTTTAATGTATCTATAAGAAGAGGTGATGATAATAATAACAATAAGATTATTCTTGAATCTTTTAATGGAGTAAATTTAGACCCTGAATCATCACGATTTATCTCTAAAGTAATAGGAGACCAAAAATTGTCATATAGTTCTGCTAATAACCAAATGGAAACAACAGGTAATTATCCTAACAAATCTAGATATGTAAGGGTAAAATCTATAGCTTCTTTAACTCCTAATTATTTAAATTCAAATGGAGAAATATCTAATGATAACTACACAGGATCCCTTCCATCTGTAGGTAGTGGTTCTTTTGGTGCTGCTGTAGGAACTGTAAGCAGTAGTATAAATTTATATGATAAAATAGGAATAAACACTCAAGGATTAGCAGGCAGTGATTACGACGATATGATAAACTTACATGGAAATAAAGAAGCTTATCAGTTTAATCTATTATTTACTCCTGGTTTATTAAGTGATACTCATCCAACTCAAGTAAATAGTATTATAACTAAAGTGCAAGAAAGAGGTGATAGTATGTTTGTTTTAGATTTATCAACTTATAGTAGTAATTTAGCTAGTGCTGTAAGTGAAGCTCAAGGAAAAAACACTTCTTATGCTGCTACTTATTGGCCTTGGGTTCGTATAATTGATCCTATAACTGGAAAGCATATATGGGTACCGGCTTCAACTTTAATTCCTGGTGTGTATGCTTTTAATGATAAAGTAGCTGCTCCATGGTTTGCACCTGCTGGTATAAATAGAGGTGGTTTAAGTAGTGTATTACAAGCTAAATTTAAATTAACTCAAGGAAATAGAGATGATTTGTATGCTAGTAATATTAACCCAATTGCTACATTCCCTAAACAGGGAGTAGTAGTATTTGGGCAAAAAACACTCCAAAAACAAGCATCAGCATTAGACCGTGTTAATGTAAGACGATTGATGATTGAATTAAAAAACTATATTCGTCAAATAGCTGATACTGTAGTATTTGAACAAAATACATCTGAAACTAGAGGTTCTTTCTTATCAAGAGTAAACCCATATTTAGATGGTATTCAACAAAAACAAGGATTATATGCTTATAAAGTAGTAATGGATGAAACTAATAACGGACCAGCTGTTATTGATCAAAACCAATTAGTAGGACAAATTTATATTAAACCTACTCGTACAGCTGAATTTATTTCTTTAGATTTCATTTTATTACCAACAGGAGCTGAATTCCCAGCATAAAAAACTAAAAAAATAATATTTATAAATAGAACATAAAATTAACCCAAGATGCCAATTTTAGATAATAACCAAATATTTTATACAACGTTTGAACCTAAACAAACAAATCGTTTTTATTTAAGTTTAATCCCTGGTGTACCCGCATATTTGGTAAAAGGAGTAGGTGCAATATCACTCACACAAAATGCTGTAGCTATTAATCATATTAACCTACAACGTTATGTAAAAGGAAAAACCATTTGGAATACTATCCAATTTACCTTATATGATGCAATTACACCTTCTGGAGCCCAATCAGTAATGGAATGGGTTCGTTTGGGTCATGAATCAGTAACAGGTAGAGATGGTTATTCTGATTTCTACAAAAAAGATCTTACTTTTAATGTAGTTGGTCCTGTAGGTGATTATGTTTCTGAATGGATAGTAAAAGGAGCACAAATTACTGAAGCTAACTTTGGTGATTATAGCTGGGATGATGATGGAACTCCTGTAAACGTAACTGTAACAGTTCAACCCGATTATTGTATACTAAATTACTAATAATTATTGTTATTTTATATTTAAAAGCTCTAAATTAATTTTTAGGGCTTTTATTTTTCTTTGGAAATTTAAAAAATGATTTGTATATTTAAGTAAAATTAAAGGTTATGCAATACATATTAAGTTTATTATTTATAATTTTACAAATAAGTTTGTATTCACAATGTCCTTATTTAGGACCTGACCAATTATTACCTAGTAATACTCAATCAACAACTTTATTTGCTGACACTAGTAATTGTATTGAATATCCAAAAGAAATACTTGATTATGATGTATTTGAAATACCTTATACTCAAATAGAAAACAATGGTGTAGAATCTAGTTTTCCCTATGCTATAGGACCCATTAATATAGGTTTTAATTTTAATTTTTATGAAAATACTTATTCAGAACTTAATATATATCGAAATGGAAGAATAAGTTTTTTACCTATTTCAGACATTAGTTGGGATTATACCTCACCTATCCCATACCCAACATATGCACCTTTAGGTCCTCTTTCACCATTAAATTCTATATTATTAACAGGTCATTATTCAACCAACTCATCAGATGGAGGTTCTGTAAAATATGAAACACAAGGTGTAGCCCCATATAGAAAATTTATTATAACCTATGAAGTACCATATTGGGACAACCAATGGTTATGTTCAGAGATATATAAATTTCATATTATACTTTATGAAACCACAAATATTATAGAACAATTTATAGATTCTAAACCTTTCCCTTGTAGTAACTTACCAAGCATCCAAGGAATACAAAATTTTCATGGAACTAAAGCAACTACTATACCAGGTAGAAATGGTATAAATTGGGAAGGATTTGAAGAAGCATGGAGATATACACCACAAGAAACTAAATATATTCCTGAATTAGAATGGTATAAGGTAGGAAACTCAAATTTATTAGGTGTAGGTGAAGAAATAGAAATTACACCTTCAATAAATGGTGCATACTATACTTGCCACCCTAAATATGAAAATGGATATGTTACATCTAATTTAGATACAATATTTGTTAAAGTAATTTCACCACTTAATATTACCCCACCGATATATGAAGAATTTTCTATAGAGGATTATTATATACCTAATGCTTTTACACCTGATGGTGATGAATATAATAATACATGGGGCCCTATTTTTTCAAGAGGGTTTAAAGTTGAAAACTACCATTTAGAAATATATAATAAATGGGGAAATAAA